CTGCATCATGCTCAAATATAGTAACTTCTTCTTTTATTTCTGTACAATGCTTCCATAACGACCAATGCGAGTGAAAAGCAGCCATGCAGTTATCTAAACGCGAATATTTTTCTTTAAATCCTTCTGGTTCAATACCTGCATCAAAAAGAAATCCATATAGAAGTTCATTAGGAGTTGTAGCTTCCCAATTTTGTATTTCAAAGCCATATCTTTTTCCAGATGTAATACACCGTGCCGCCGCCTCAACAGACTTTGGCATTTGGGACATAGTAATAACATAATTTTTCATTGAGTCGTGGTACTCTTTAAATTTTGAATAGTAGTATAGAATTTACGGGTGACATATAAGTCAGGAAATAATTGTCTGCACATTATGGCATCGTTTGGCCAAAGGCCAAATTCCTCTACAAGCTTAAGCATTCTAATTGCGCCGCTTGGTTTAATTATATATGCACTATTTCCAGCTAACCCCTGTGGAACATTTTCATTATCTACCTTAGGAGCTAATTGAAACATGTTTTGGCTGTCAATTACTTTCTGATAAAACACTCTAGCCTTACGTGTACAGCCAAGTGGATTATTAATTCCAATAATATTTCCTTTACATTCACTTGGATTAATATTTAGTTTATAAGTAAAACAGGCATCGTGTTCTAATATTAATATTGTTTCGTTGCTTGTGGCGGCTTCAAGCCACAGTGAATAGTGACTCAGCGCGGCTGCAACCCTAGCCTTAGGTCTTGCCGTTACATACGCGCGTTTAATTAAGCCTGACGCAAAATCAGTAACTTCTCCGGTCCATGGATAATTCCATTGTAACTTAAATTTTGAAAGAAGTACATCAGTATTTTCAGGTACTATAGCATTGAATCGATTTATTTCAAAATCGTTCTTGACCCTAAAAGAACTAGTCACCAGGTTTTTATACCCGTGCTCAGATATATCGTGGTCTCTAATTACTATAGCATAGGCTTTCATGATACTCTTTCTAGTAAAGTATATCCTTCTGCGACTTCATTACGTTCAATGACTTTAAACGGATACTGATCACAAAACCTAACTAAAGTTTCATACAAAGAACTATTCTGACGACCATTAATAATACTAGTGTCGTGTGCCAAAATATATTTTTTAATATTAACTTGATGTGTCATAAGTTCTCTTGACATGTGTTGAGGATGATGATAGCTATCAATTAAAAGAAAATCCACAGGGCCACCAGAAGATTTTAGATGTGTAGAATCTTGTTCAATTTCTTTTAAAATGATTTTATGTTTCAAGCAAAACTCTTCTGCAATAGGCTGTAAGAATTTTCTATATCTTGACATATCGTTATCGACTAATACGATTTTCTTTGGTTTAGTAAGTAGGGCCGCAGAAGCCGTACCACCTTGGTGTGTACCTAGCTCCATATAAGAATCGCACTCTTTCATTCTTTCTTTAATAACCTCATGGTGATCACAATAATGTTCGCCATGTGCTTCTGTCTGCTGTCTTACAATTTCCTTATGAAACTGCTTTAGAGTTTTTACGTGCCCTAGTTCAGAATTTATCATTTTATACCTCGTATTTTATAGCGTCAATGCACATATCTTCTAATGATTTATTTTGTTTAAAATATTTAGATTTGGTAGGAACAGTTGATATGGCAATATCACCGGCTCTGCGAGGCCCTTCAACTACTTCAAAATTAACTCTCGAAACATTGGCCATTGCATCTACAACTTCTTTTACTGAATGCCCTTCAGGAGAACCTAAACAATCGATTTCATTTGTAGGTTCGTTCTCGGTTATTCTCATTAAGGAATCGACTATATCTTTGACATGCGTATAGTTTCTGACACACGTACCGTCTCTTGTTTCAAAGTCAGTTCCATGAATATACAGCTTATCAAATTTACCATTAACTACAGCAGCTGCTCTTCTAATGAGATGGCTATATTCATCATCATATTTTGCCATACCATCATTGCCACTTACATTATAGAATCTCACAATACTGCATTTGGGTTTAAATTGGTTTGCTATTAATTCACCTGCGTGTTTTGATCCTGCATATGGATTACTTTGTGGTTCGAAAGCACTGCCAGTTGAACAATAAACAAAATGATCGCATGCTGCAGCATCGATTACATTCTTAGTTCCGATGACATTAGTCATATAATAGTTATAAGGATCTTTTACTGAATTAGGAACTTTTGTTTGCGCAGCAATATGAATTACTTTATCATATGTATCATTATTATTCAGCAGTTTATTTCGAATATCCCAAGGATAAAATTTGTGACAGTACTTAAAAATATCATTCTGTTTAGTATTAAAATCTGCAGCTGAAATTGTATGTCCAGCCTCTGCAGCGGTTTTTACAAAATGAGCACCTATATAACCCGTGGCGCCTGTCACAAATAATCTCATAGTTTATCCTTCATTAGGCCAGTTTTTATTTACTGGCAAATTCCATTCATTAACAGGACTATTAGTAATCTGCCATAGAGCTTCTTCTGGCCAGTCATCGGCTGTGCGGAACATAATATGTACTAGCTTTGCATTATCTGGCCTGTTATCACCAATTTTGGCCACAGGATGAGACCCTACTTTGTGCATATAACAATTCCATTCGTTAGGCATACGCATTAACTTAAAATTAGGAAGATGAATAAAGGCTGAAAAGTAATCTTGAAAGAGCCTATAGAACCTAGGAAATTGACCCATTTTATCTACGTAGTCTTGAAATGACGGCCAATCCTTTTTCATCTTTTGCAATCCAGCTTTTGATATTACTACTACGCCAGTATTAAATACTTCTGGTCTACCTTCTTTATCATAAGAATATTTTATGCCCCAAGTGTCTTCGCAGGTTCTAGCCCATACTTTATCTACTGCGCTTGTAATTCCACCAGAATTATAAATTGTTCTAAAGAAAGGTTGCTTAGGTTCAGTGCAAATACCCGCGTCTTCGCCATTAAGCATAAACAAATTATCTGATAATCCTTCTACAGGAAACACATCAATATCTATTAATGCCACATTATCATACTGATCAAATTCAGCGCTCACTAATGGATTAGCAGGTTCATAATATATTGGTACATTTACTACTTTACTGGCGATAGTAACATTATGGTCAAACTTATATGCAGCTCCAATTTTATCTGCATATGCTTTCATTAGTTTAGTACTAGCTAATACCCCAGGTTTTAAAGGTCCTTGCCAATATTGGTAAATCATGTTTTTCATTTTTTATCCTTAAATCGTTTTGCTATAGCCAATGAAGAATTTATAGCTTGATGCATATCTAAGTATGCATATAATCCACAGCGACCTATAAATGTCATATTCTTAGATTGAAGTTTTTTATATTTTTCGTAAATCTTTTTATTTTTATTATCAGCATCTTTTACTGGATAATATCTTTCTAAATTATTTTCAAGATAATCACATGGCTCTTCAAACGTAAGCGTTGTCATATATTTATTGTCACCATGACATGGTATATTTTTCCATTCTGTAACTCTGGTCTTAGGTCCGTGATGAGTAAAATTGACAACTGCAGTTGGTAATGCTTTTGGTATAGGTAGACTTATTGTCTCAAATTTAATAGAACGATAAGGTAGCTTTCCATATTTAAATTCATAATACTCATCTATGGGCATAGAGTTAAACACATGATCATATTCTTTCTCTAATGATTTATTAAAATGCACTTTAAGATCAACTGTGATATTATGGTGATAAAGAATATTATTAACCATTTCTGTATAGCCAAGCCGAGGCATATACTGTATTTTATCATCTGGAAAGTATAATTCGTTGTCGTCATCTCTTATAGGTACACGATTAATAATATCCGGATTAAGTTTATCTAACTCTACTCCCCACATCTTTTTAGTATAAGGTCTGAAGAATACATCTAAGACGTTTTCTTCACCTACTATATCTTTTGTTTCTTTATTAACAGGCAACGTTACGTATTGGCCGTCTGCTAATTGGGCCTTTACTTTGTGTCTATATTCAACCCAATCGGTAAATCTAGACAGCCATTCAAAAACTGTTTTATTATTAGTATGAAATAGGTGTGGACCGTACTTATGAACTCTTATACCGTGTTCGTTATTGTAATCATAGGCGTTGCCGGCAACGTGATCACGGCGGTCAATTACGTGAACACTGTGGCCGCTATCAGCCAGTTCTCTAGCTATAGTAACTCCAGATAATCCAGCACCTACCACTAATATTTTCATAATATACCTTTGTCAACCAGTGCCTGATAGTTTTCTATTTTCTCGCGTTTTGGCCCCTGGGGTGTAATCTTAGTTCTTACATGAATAAACCCTGCGGTTTGAGGGCTAGGAAGGAAACTGCACTGACACCATCTTCTGTGAAGATAAGGTTTCTTTGGAGTAAAGCCAGACTTAACGGCTAAAGTGTGAATGATGCCTTCATCTTCATAATTATAAAGTTTATTATATGGATGCATCCAAGCTTCATTGCCGCCTAATTCAGATCTAAGCTTAACTCTCATATCCTTTGAAAATTTGTAAATAGCTCCACCCCAATAAGGATATAAAAGACTAGCGTACATGGGATATGAAGCAGCCAGTCTATGGTGTAGCCTATGCTGCACCTCTTCATATAGGCCAATACCAGATTCTTCAAATATATTAGTAGTCATATTCTTCGGGGCAAACATATCAATGTCAAGCATTAGCACATCATCATAGTCATCAAACTCTTCATGAAGCATATGAACTTTTTGACAAGGTGATGTAAGATGCTTTCGAAAAGGTTTACCTGTGATTAGTTTATAATCTGCATTTACTAGCTTAGCATATTCCTGAATATTAGCCATAGACAGTTTATCGAGCTCTCTTAACTCACCGTCAAAATGCTGTAGAATAATATTTACCATGGTTTTGAAGCTTCTACTACTGCAGAATGAAATGCTCTAACTGTACCAGGCGTGTCGATATTATTAAATGGAGCTAATCCACTTTTTTGATATAGACATTCCTTAACGTTAATGTATCCTAGTTCTTTTAAAGATTCAATAAGTTCGGTCTTACGCCAAATGTGTTTATGTTCACCATTTTGCCACATAATACCTTCTGCGCACTGATCTTGTATGCGCATGCTCCGTGTATTTTTAGGTGCAAAGTTATGTTTGACAACATAGAAGTTATAATAGTGTTGAACCCAAGAATGATTTTCTAAACTATTTTCTTGTCTTAGCCATTCTACAAATTCCATAGGTGGCCAGATAGATCTAATAATTCCACCTGGTTTCATTATACGAAACATTTCTTTGAAGTAATTTATGCCTTCTTCTTTTGTGAGATGTTCAATAAAGTGTTCGCTATAAACGCCATTATATGTATTATCTGAAATACCTCTCATAGGCAGATCTGTTAGATCATATTTTTCTACACCATTAGCAGGATCTGCAACGTCTCTAACTGCATCCCAATTTAAATCACGTTTACGACTAGCAGCAATTTCTAAAAATCTCATACTATATCCCTACTAATTTTGCTAGTTCTTCAATGTTCTCGCCTTCCATAGGCAGAACAGTTTTATGAAAGAAGTGAATAAAGTGCGCTTCATGGAGTTTATCGTTAGGAACAGCATTATACAGTCCGTTCCATTTCCAATCTAAATTCTTAGTACGCATTTTTTCTTCTTTAATCCATGTATTAAGAAGAGTCTGGTCTGTTGACCATTTCCATGCGCCGATTCCATCGATGAACGGCTTAAATCGTGGTCGTCTTAAAAACTGTGCAGGTGTTTCTCCGTTTAGATATTTACCCATAGATTTATTCATGAGCATCATTCCCATATTGTAGAATTCAGCACCTTTGTTATTCCATTTCCAATCTACGTTTTTAATATTACCATACTGCATACGAGAATAATTAGTTATTTTAGAAACATAACGATCATTAAGAGGCATTTCTCTTTCAACAACGCCGGCAAAATCATAGTCATTATTAATTTCATTAAAAATATCAGGCGCTGAATCCCTAATAAAAATATCGCCATCAATTAATGCTATTTTGTCATACGATTTAAAATATGCAAATGCGTTTTCTTTCTCATAAATGGGAAGAAAGCCGCCATATTTCATATATGATTCATTTGATCTATTTGTTTGAAAAACATCTGGCTTAATCATGAGTATAGGTTGCCGCTGCACAATATAATCAGCGCCAATTCTATCAGCATATTTTTTTACTGAAGCAGTACAAAAATCATATAATTTTTTACGTTTGCCGGTATACACCTGGTAAATTAGTTTTTTCATTTTCATAACTCTCTAAAATCTTTTTAGCTAGATCCATAGCTTCATCAAATCGTTTTCTAAATCGATTCTTTTTAGCACTATGATTCACAAAATAATATAAACTATCTATATCACCAGTATATGTGGGTAAATCATAGGTCTTCCTAAAACCTACTATTTCTTCATACTGGTATCGATTGGAAAGAAGTTCAGCCAACGATGTATTCATATAGATCACTCCAGCTAGTCATTAAAGGGAATTTATCATTTAACATGTTATGACCGTGTTCGATTAAAACACTTTCTAAACCAAGTATATCGCCGAGTTCAGCGTTTTCAACTTTATCTTCTATCCACAGAAGACCAGAAGCTCTATAAGGTTCTAGTACTTCATCTTTATCGGCACCTGTATCACAGAAGATAAACTTTTCAAATGCTGTTTCACCGAATAGCTTTTTAGTATTTTGAATACGAAGAGCCTGAGCATTATGATCAAGCGATAGAGAGGTAATCATATGAAAGACATAGCCATGCTTACGATGTAATAAGTCAACATAATACATAGCATCACGTAAAGGAGGAAGAAATCCGATAGCAGCCGATTCATTAAAAAACTTAACTAATTCTTTCTTTTTATCGTTAGTTAACCCATAACGATCGCCCATGTCATAATGACCTGGGCCGCTAGCTAGCATTTCATAGCCATGAGCTTGCATCCACGTATTAAATGCATATTCCCAATTCATAAGTACTCCGTCACAATCAGTGAGGATTACTTTATTCAAATTATCAATCATATATTTCTCCTTAATTATAGTATTATTCTACACTATAATTAAGGAAATGTACATCTTTTTGTTTGCAATAAAAACAATAACTTAGCCATTTAATTGTTGAGGCTCGTCATCAATATAATCGTCTTCATATAAAACTTCGCGCAATAGTACTTGCGAATCGTCCATTTGATCAGTTTCACGGATTCTGTTATCTTTATTAAGCGAATGCTTTTTATTACGATCTTTCTTTTTATTGCGAGGATCGTATCTCCCAAATTTAGCCATTAGAAACCTCCTTGGCCATATTCTCTACTGTTTTCAATTGCAGTGATTAAATCACTATAACCACCAATGTGTTTACCATTCCACCAAATTTGAGGAACAGTCTTAATAGCAACATTATCTTTTATTGCTAATTCTTGTAATTCTGCATAGGCATCCTGGCCAGAAAATCTATCGTCAAGGCTTTTGTAAATATACGCTAATTCATACTGAGTGCATACTTCTACAGCTCTGTCGCACCAGTTGCAAAATTCTTTTCCATATATTACTACGCTCATTTAATATCCTAACATTTCTTTTGTCATTATATAGTCTCGCACAAAGTCACTTCTGACAATGTCTTCCCAGCCAAAGTTTACCATAGTAAAATTTTTGAGTTGTTCTACAATATTTAAAAAACTCATGATGCCATCACGCTCATCTTGAAATTTAAAGTCCGATTGTTTATAATCACCGCAAAATATAATCTTGCTATTTTTTCCAACTCTAGTTATGATAGAGTCTAATTCATGAAAAGTCAAGTTTTGCATTTCATCCACAAGCATAATACAATTATCAAACGTTGAGCCTCTAATAAACGAGGTTGACATAAATTCTATTTGTTTACCTGTAACCATTTTGTTATATGATGCCACATCACCAAAGAACTCATTTGCGATTGCTTTATATGGTAGTATGTATGATTGTTCTTTTTCCTCTTTAGACCCCGGTAGAAATCCCATGTCTCTGGTCGGCACCATAGATCTTATAATAAACAATTTATCGTATTCTGTTTCTTTATCTAACACATCTTCTAGAGCCAGATACATTCCAATAAAAGTTTTACCGGTACCGGCAGATCCAGATAATACTAAATTATCCCCTTCATCCCACGCCTGATATGCGATTTCTTGGTTCTTGGTTACCGGCTCAAATTGGAGAAGATCGTCCAAGCGAACCGTCATGGAATTATTTCCAGATTTGCTGCGAGCTCTCATTATACGTTAATAGTATTACTTTTTGCAGACCCGGCTTTAACCCTCCTAAGAGTATCTTTCCAGCCGTCGTCCGTTTTACTCAACGTACTTCCTGACTGTGATACAATTCTTGGAGTAATAAGTTTTTGTTTATGTTTACCGTCTTTAAGAAATTCATCTCTTTCAGACAGGCTCATAACAGAAGTAGTTTCTTCTTCTGTTTCTACATTAATAAAGGTATATGTTGGCATGGTATATTTAGGGGGACACAGTCCCCCCGATCCTTTCTACGAAGCTGCTTGTAATCTTGATTCTAAAAATTGTTGTTTACGTTTGAGTTTTGATACGAGGTCTATATTACCCTTTTTTTTAACTTTATTAATATAATTTGTCAGTTCTGCCAAATCGTTACGAAGTCTATCAAATTGGATTTTACTCAAATCGTTCTCCTTATATTTTATTTACTCACAATCAAATCAGGAAATGCCGCCTCCACTGTTTTCTTGGTGACACCCTTAATGCTTGTCTTGTTAATCATTCCAAGCATTAACTCTGCATCTTTTGGATGCACGGTTTCTATAATATCTAAAAAGATTTTTTCTCGTTTAACTGCAGGTAATTGATCTCCTTGAAGACCTTTTACAAAGTACATAAACTTTTTATTGTGCTGGGTTAAACTGGTTGGATGTGTTTCTTCATCTGCAGGATCATAAGGAGGTTTTCCTTTTGGTAAATTCCATTGTATGACGTCATCATAGGTACCTCTTAAAATATCTCTAAGAGCCCAGTTGTTTTTATGCTGCTTGAGAATTTGTACCTTCTCATTTTGTTTTTTGGCTGCAGCAGTCTTTTCAATGATTTCATACACCATTAACGTAACTTGGTTTACCATATTAAATAAAATCCTTTACATCTTCTAATAATCTACGACAGCGTTTGTCGACAAGATATGGAAATACTTTTCCTTTATTGCCTGCTTTATTTTGGCCGTCATAACTATATATAATTTTTTCTCTTAGAGCTGCCGGAGTTGACTCAAGATCTATAAGTTTTCTATTACGTTGTATATTACGTAACACTGTTTCTCCCTGCGATGAGGGGTCATGCATTAACGCTTCAATAATAGGCTTACGTAATGGAGTCTGCCGTCCGCCATTCACAAAAACATTATCATCGCTTAGAACATTAGGTACTCCATCAGCGGTATCGCCTTTTAGTACAAGTTCTAATAGCTGCTTTCGTGGATGATCTTCTTTAATAAACTTTTTAGTCATAGGAGAAAACTGAGAAACATTTTTGTATTTCTGAAGCTGTGCAAAATCTTTGTCCGCAGAAATAATTATTACTGGCTCATGCTGGCCAAATTCTTGTGTTTGTTCTACAAGAACACCGATGACATCGTCTGCTTCACAGCCATCAATTTTAATAGTCTTATAAGGAAAGTGTTCGCCTAGTTCTTCCCATACTAAATTAATAATACGGAATGCTTCTTTCCAATCCATCTTAGACTCCTTGCGAGTCTTTTTACGAGCAGCCTTATATTGAGGAAATTCATTATAACGCCAGTTGTTACCAGCATCACCTGCCATAACGACCTCACCAAACTTATCTCTAAACCTAGAACGGTACATACGAATAGAATTAAGAATCATATGTCTGATCATATCCTCTTGTATGTCAAGTCTTTGTGTCACGATATTGCTAACTGCGATTGCCGAATAGTCAATAATAATCATAATAATCTCCTAATTGTTAGGTTTATTCTAACACACTTTCATCATCATGTACACCTAAAATATGCTTTCTATGTATTTTTCCGCCAATAAAAGCATTATAATATTCTTCAGGCTTTAGCAGTACATCATACTCAAATTGAAATTTCATTTCATAATATGAGCATTGCCCTTTGGTTTTACATAATTTTAAGATTTCTCTATAGTAATTATCTTCACCCTTTTCTTCAACTAGCTGTTGCACTTCTTTACTAGATCCAAAATAAGTACGCCAGTCAGAATCCACTCTTGTTCTGACCCGGCGCTTTCTTTTTGAGTTTTTTGGTAGGACCTTAGGCTTCCAGAAAAATTTCTTGCCAATGTATTTCATACCCGTATCTTTTTCGGTTATGCGATATACAAATCCTTGATATTCTTCTGGTGTCTCATCAAATTCATTTTTGTTATAATACCACATAATAAACAGCTTCTTTATGATTAATAAAAAGCTATTTATTAATCGTCTTCAAGCGCCTCGAATTCCATAGGAGAACCACACATAGGGCAGTACTGGGGAGTTTCCTCACTATCGACTACCATTACTTGTGATTCAGTATCACACGCTACACACTCTGTCCAGTATTCTTCTTCCATTTATGCCTCGCACGATGCACAAGACATAATATCTCTTACGAGCTCTTGTGCTGGGTTTGCTGATCGTTGATAATAAAATGTTTTGACACCTAATCTCCAGCCTTCAATTAATAATGCATTCACATCCTTTGTAGATACTTCTGGATGAATCATAAGGTTAAGAGACTGTGCCTGATCTATATATTTCTGTCTTGAAGCCGCTTGTTGCACAATAGACAGCGGAGTTATTTCACTGAACGTTTTAAATACTGATTTTTCTTCATCAGACAAAAAGTCTAAATGCTGCACTGAGCCACCACGAATAAGAATAGTCTCCCATGTTTCAAAGTCATCTTTGCCTTTATCAGCTAATAGCTGCTTTAAGAATGGATTTTTATACGTAAACTTACCTTTGGCTAAATCCTTTGTAAAGTAGTTAGAGGCAAGAGGTTCAATTGATGGAGACACTTGACCGAGAATAAATGACGATGATGTAGTCGGAGCAACAGCAGAACGAGTAAGATTACGCTCTCCATATCCTAACATTCCGACTGGTTCACCATATTCTTCTGCCAGTTCTTTTGTAGCAGCAAGTGACTTATCATCAATAAATTTAGCAAGCTTAATTGTTTCCATCTGAGCCTGTAGACCCTCGAACGGAATCATTTTAGATTGTAGATATGAATGCCAACCAAGAATACCAAGACCAAGAGCTCTCCACGTCTTAGCAAAATTATGTGATGATTCCATAAATTGGATTCCAGATGTTTTGTCAATGTACTCTTCCATGACAGCATCTAAGAAATAAATCATAGTTTCTACTGCATCAGTATGCTGCCATTCATCAAATGTTAGTGCATTCATCGATGCAAGATTGCACACAAATGATTCGTCTGATGATGACGGAAGGGCGATTTCAGAACACAGATTTGATGCCCAGATGCGTTTGCCAGTCTCGCGCAGAGCGCGTGGTGCATTGTTATTTACAGTATCACTAAAAAAGATATACGGGTAACCAGACTCGCGCCTCTTGCGCAAAACCCTGGCCCATACTTCTCTTTTTGCTGTATCACCTTCAATCATTTCCGACATAAATTTATCTGAGACACAGACGCCCAATGATAAATTATGAATAGAAGATCCTTCTTCACGGCATTCTAAGAATTCCATAACATCAGGTGATTCAATATCCAAGTAGACCGCCATTGATCCGCGACGTACGTTGCCCTGTGATATGATATCAACGGTTGTTTCAAACATATTGGCATAGTGCACAGGGCCGTCAGCAGATCCGCCTGATTTAATTTCGGTTCCACGTGGGCGTATGGATCCAAGATAAGCAGATGTACCAGCGCCCATCTTAGTTTGCATTCCTACTTCACCAACTTTAGTGAGAATAGAATTAATTGAGTCTTCAATATAAACTCCATTACAAGAAATTGGCAAACCTTTTTTTGTACCAAAGTTTGACCAAACAGGTGAAGACAATGAATAATATCCTCGACTCATATAGCCATAAAACTTATCAGAGAACCCTTCAATGTCAAGAATATTTTCTGCAGATTTTGCAATCTCACGTACTCTTTCTTCAAGAGTCATATTGCCATCAATATATCCGCGGCTTAAAAATAAGCGCGAGTCTTCATTTGCCCACCACCAGTTCTGTGTTGTATCAATCATTCTTTATCCTCCTAAAACAAATCGTCAGCTGTAATACCTTTTCCTTTTGCGTATTCAACTGGCCGCTTTTGGAAGAAGTCTGTCATGTTAGCACCAAGTAGTTCTTCATCAAACCAATAAGTTTGATCGATGTGGTGCTGGTTATAGTAGATCTCGCTTGAATCAAATCCTATTTGATCAAGTGAGTCTTTCATGCGTTTCGCGATAAACGATTTAAGGATATTAGCGTCCAATCCTTCAACGGAATATTCGCCCATGATCCAATCAATCACGGCGCTTTCAGCTTTTAATGAGTCTACACATTCTTCACGAATACGAGATTCCATTTCATCGTCAAATAAATCTGGATATTCTTCACGCATTGTGTTAATAAGCTTGATGCCAACTTGTGCATGCAGCATTTCTTCGTTGCGTGTATACTGCACTTGCTGAGCACAATCTTTAAGTACAGCTTTATTACGGTTAAAATGCATAATAATATAGAACTGGCTGAATAAGCTTACATTCTCTACGAAGAGCGTGAACAAGATAATAGAATAAATGTACTGTTTCTTTTCATCTTTATATTCACGCTTTAAATATTTACGTAGATAGTCCACACGGCCTTTGATTACCTTCTCTTCAAGGTTCTTTTCAAAGACGTCAGTCAAATGTAAAATATCCAGTAGTTTTTCGTATGCCAAATTATGAATGACTTCTGAATTAGCCATAGCATATCCAAGATCACGAATAGATGGGTGTGGCATCTTGTCGCCAATGTTTGCCCAGAACGTTTTCACTGCAACCTCAATTTGGCCAATAGCCGAAAGTGCACGGACAACTACTTCTTGTTCCTCTTCTGTTAAATCGCTTTTAAACTGCGAATAGTCTGATCTAAAATTAAATTCATCAGGCGTCCAGAAGCCTTGCCAAATGGCGTCGACAAACTGTTTTGTCCATGGGTATAAATCGGGTTTACGTGAGATTTGTTCTTCGAATAGCATGCATTACTCCATATGCGTATAAAAGGCATAGCTCTAAATCGGATTATTTAGAGACTAGATTTTAGGTTGTTGTGATTGTTTAGTTGGTGCTATTATATATCAAATACACGAAATTGAAAACAGTTAAATGCGCTGTTTTAAAAATAATATTTTGTTTTTAGGGGTTTACAAATATTAAATATCGATGTATAATAAGAAGAGCTATTCTGAGGGAGGTGATACATCTGTAGGAGTTAAAGCTTCTTCATAATATCCTATGATAGCCTGTGTATCTTTTATGTACCTACGCATCTCAGCAATACCTAACGCTAGATTTTCATATCCTTTTGGAGTAATTGCAAAGAATACTACGTTACCAGTTTTAGCTTCGAGTTCTGCAATCTTTTCATCTAGATTTTCTTCAGTTACTACATACCAATCGACAGGAGGAAATTGTACTGCCTTAGGTCTCTCTTGAAGAGGAACATTTTGTTTAGCGTATTCGGTTGAAACAACTACTTCTGTTTCGGGCGCTCTATTGCCCAGACACGCTGTCAGTAGAAGCAGGCTCATCACTGGGAGGAGTAGTTTCGGCTTCAATTTTTTGGAGTAATTTGCCAACGGCGTTGTCAACCCTATCTTCAAGTCCTTGTGCATTTGTTAATGCCTCCATAGTCAAATCTATCTTAGCAAATACACCTCTAAGCTTGTCAAGGTGTTGCTGTGATTGTTGCAATCTTTTTGTTAAATCTTTATTCAGCTGTTCATTCTTTTTTTGATCAGCTTGAATCTGTTCAATAGTAGCCTGTAAAGTTTCGGCTGTAGTTTTAAGCTTTACGTTATTTTCTCTAAGAGTATTTATAGTAGCTTCAGACCAGATATAATACTGGTATCCGCCATACCCCACTCCACTGAGTAAGCTTACTACGATTAATATTAAATATAATTTAGCCATTATCTTCCATATGCCTTCTAAATCTTTTTAGCAAAACAGGCAGTTTATTTTTTTTACGTCTACGGTCTGTTACATGTATTTCTTTAGCTCTTGGGCCCATGTTAGCAGTATCTTGAGGAATTCCGGCGTCAGCAGTAGTAGTCACTTCTTCTAGTGATTCAAACTGAAATGTTTTAGAATAATCTGCCACTTTCTTACCTCTCTTATCATATTGACCAGCATCCATGGCCTGTTGTTTAGCATAAGCTTTAGGGCTGTAAGTATCACCCCATTCCCAATCTTTATATCGTGGATCCCATTCTAAAACTTTCCACTCACTGTTTTTGTGCCGCTCGTATTCATCTAGCTGCTTCTCAATCTTAAACCGTCGGCCAGTAGGAAACTTAATTTCTAACTCGCCACTAGGGCCAGCTTTTTTCCATCTAGGTATCATCTAGACAGCTCGCTTATTGCAACGTAAATATTTTTATTTGTTTTGCTATGGGTTACTTCATAAATGTTTAATCCAAATATTTCACCGATTGGGTAACAATCTTCTGAAACTATAACTTTATCTCTTGGTTTAACAACCTCGTCGAATGTGTCATTAATAAGTTTTTCACTTAATACCTTATATGATCCTGGAGATAATTTATTATTTTCTAATACAAACCATTCTGTTTGTTCAGACATAAAATCAAGCGGATCAATATTAAGTGATTTTTTTATTTCTTTATCGCTGACACCAAACTTTTCTTTTAGTAAGAATAGCGCTGCAGCGTAAGAAGCTATTCTAGACCCACCACCAGGCACCTTTGCCATAATTTTTTTGATATTAAATACCAGCCTATGAAAAGGGGTATAATAATTTTTATACGTATCCCTATTATCCATAGTATTAAGATCAAATGTTTTTAATTTTTTACCGTCTTTATCGATGATACCTTTTTTGTAGGCTTCGGTATCTTCAAAACTTGTAGTAAGAAGCCTTAAGAATCTAAACGTATAGACAAGATCACCAGCTCGTTTGACCAATCCCATTATATTTTCCTTAATTTGTCTACTACATTCTGATCCATTGTTATATCAGTATACTGATCATTTTTAATATAATTTAAGAAGATAAGAAACGGTTTTAAAGCTGACCAATATCTATCTTCTATTTGATACTCTAGCATTCTCAATGTCGGTTGTACATCAAATACGTTAAACAATACTATAAGATGATTAAGTATTAATCTTTCAGGCACACTACCATTATTAGCATAACGAAAAAATAAACGTTTAAGATACATAAATCTTTTCATGTCATTATAAAATTCTTCAGCATCTATACAATTAGGCTTATAGTATTGCTGCATTGCATAAAGCATAAAGTTATCTTCTGACAACTTATCAAATAATTTCATAACACACCTAATTAGTTTTTATATACTAAATTATATATAAACTATTTACTAAGTACTGTTTTCATTGCTTGTACTAAAGACTTTTTAGACTTTCTACGGTCAAGCTCAACGCCATTTTCACGCCCGAGCTCTTCAAGTTCAACTTTAGACATGTCTTCTAGTTCCATGTCCATCATAGCAGACTGAATCTTGCCTTCAGTAATCATATCTTGTACATCTTCTTGTGTTGCTTCTTGCACTATAGGAGCCGCCGCAGGAGTCACGTTGCCATGAAATGCATCGACTTCTGCTTGAGTAAATCTAGAAGACTTATATAATTCCCCAGACTTAGGATCTACCCAACCTTTATTTTTATCTGGAACTGCGTGTGCACACCACGCCGGTGGTTTAATTGCCATAATATTATGCCTTTGTTGCTGATGGAATAACTTTACTGTCGCCTGCCTTATTGTCGTTGGTTCTAGCTTTTTTACTGGGTCCAGCATTAGCTGCCTTTTTAACATCATCACCTGAAGCTTCAGGGTTATCTTTAACATCCTTTGTAGTATTTAACATATCCTGAGCACCTTTAGATGATTTAGATGCATCATTAGGTTCTTGTGCGGCTGCAGCACTTTTGTAATGCTCTCCACGCTTTTCCATGATCCGCGTATATACTGGCCATACAGTTGATTCAATTGCAGAAACCTCGTTATCACCCATTTTAGCTTTCTTGGTTTCTTTTTTAGGATTAACTACTACTTCGTCCTCTTCGTTCTTAGACGCCTTAGGAATATCAAAAGGAGCTTTCTTCAAAGTAACGGCTTTCTTACCCTTTTCTGACGAGGCTGAAGCCTTTGCTAACTTTTTAGCTAGTGCCATGTTTTTACTCTCTTCAACTTCTTCTTTCATAGATTTTTTATATAGATCCAATGCCTTTGCGTACTTTGGATTCTTCATCATACGTTTTGATTCACCGTGATCTGGATCATCGTGAGCCATACGAACAGTAGGTTCATCTAAGTTATGAGTTTTCATATGCTTTTTATATGCATCAAACTTTTTAGGATCAACAGTTTTGCCAAAACTTTTACTCATAGGTCTCATGCTGCGAGAAATTTCATCCAAACTTGCTTCTTTTACGTCATCAGCAATTGCCTTAGCGGTATCTTTTTTCATAGTAACAGGATATTTTTTACCTGCAAAATTAAAGTGTGATTTACCAGCTTTATGTGCTCCAGCCGCTGCGCCGTGGAACGCGGTGCGCTCTGCTGCTTGAATAGTTTCTGGGATCTCAAATTCGTTGAGTTTATTTTCTGCGACCTGTTGCAGTGCGGCCGCCATTTTACTAATTGATTCTTGATTCATTTTATTTCCTTACATCCAAATTTGGGCTGCGATTGCACTGGCGCCAACAGCAATGGCAATCCAGAATAATTTATTGATGACGTTAACGGTATGGGCGTTTTCATCACATTTTTTTTCGATGATATCAAGTTTTTCTGAAAACTTGTTCATTCTAGTCCAGGAGTCATCCCTATACTTATTGTATGAATCCATCTTCTCTTCAAATCTTGCAAGTGTGACTAATGCGTCTGCCATTTTGTCCATCTTATCTTCGATCCGGTCGAGTCGGGCTTCCCAGTTAACTTCTACCATCAATAGTTTCCATTTAATTTATTAGTGTTATTTATAATATAAATTATTTACTGACATCTAACAATTCCAGCGCCTACGTGCTGCTTTACCTCTTTCACCAGTCCAACTTTTTGATCTTGCACAAAACGATTTCCTACGACCAGCCGCCTTAGATCCTTTTTTTAGTTTACTGGGTTTAGTTGTAACTGCAGTTTGTAGTTTACTACCTGGATTCGCCCGTTTAAATGCATCGACGCCTTTCTGAGTCATACCAGCACCCTTGTCGGCTGAACGAAAGTGTCCTTTAGAATCTTTTTCTAAAAATGTTTTAAACTTATCCACCGAACTCGTGCCCCGCTACCCTACGCATTTGCTTGTTAAATTCAGATTGTGATGGCTTAGATTTATATAGTTTAATAGAAATCTCAGGGCGTTCTTTACCTTTGATTCTCCAGTTATGGCCTTTTTCTTTATGATCAGCACTAGTAGTTTTAACAACACGACGTTTGTATCCGGCCTCCCAGGACTCAGACTTTTTTTCTACCATAAACTGCTTAAAACTAATCATTTGTTTTCTCTTTATTCAGCATTTTACGCAGCTTAAGAAGCTTCTCTTTATTGCTATCTGATACCTTTGCTACTTTAGTTGTAGCTTCTGATTTCATAGCATTTTTTACATGCCGCAGTTTTTGTTGATACTTAGCAATCTCTTGGTCAATAGACGGATTTTTTGCACCTTTTAATTTTTTAGTTTGAAGATCACCGATTTGTCTGCTAAAACTAGCATGCTTATCTTTTAATTTATTTGCCGGATGTTTAAGATAAGGATTCATGTCTTCTTCAACTGCCTCACCATAAGGTTTTTTAGTAACTGCTTTGCGAAACTGCTTGGCTCTCACGTTTGTAGCCATGTCCATACCTTTTTCGCGCCGGCGAATAACATCTTTTTCTTTTGAGATGTCTTTATTGCCTCTTACAATCTTTGCAGTTGCAGAGTTACGCGCACGATCACTTTGTGCTTTAGCTTTATTATGATACCTATCCATTGCTCCTGGAGTATCTAATACTTCATCAACTGATTCTTTTTTTCTTTTTATTCCTACAGCGTGTATAGCACCCTTTAAACGGTTATTTGCTTTTCTTGTACCGCTGAAAGCATCATCACCCTTTGTTTTATCTAAATAAGATTGGGCGGTTTTTTTAGAAATTTCGTTAACTTCTTCTTTCATATCTTTAACTTTACCATTCTTTAAATGGCGCTTAATAGTTTTACCAGCTTTTGTTTGCATAGTTACAATATGACCACCATCTGGGTGAGGCTTACTATTGATGATTTTCATTTTGTCACGCTGCCCGGCATAAGTATTAGCTTCATTTTTCTTTTGAGCCGCAATATATTCTTTTCTGCTGCACCAATTTTCTCCGGCCATGTCATAAGCGTCGTACATGCAGCTTTCGTTTGTGGGCTTACCATACGTATCACCGCATGATTTACACACTTTTTCTTTCATAGAATAAGATTCATTCTTTGGAACACAATTAGGTACCATTTTGTTTCCCTTTTTCTTCATTCCAACTTGCTTATGGCTATCCCAACAAGCTTCATCTGTTTTTTTCTTAAAGGTTTCAAGACCTTTTTTACTACCAGCAGCCATTCTGTCAGCTTTATTAGCCTGAGTAGTTGCAATGCGCTTCATACCGCCTTCGTTCTTAACTACTTCTTTATCTACAGGAACCATACGAATTTTAGGTTTTCCATCAGGTCCTACATATTTTTCAGGTTTTCTGTCTGCTGATTTTGTCATTTTAGCCTCTTACTTTCGCTGCCAGATCTTTGTCTGCTTTTCCCCATGTACCAGATGATTTGGTAACAAATGAATTTACTCTTGCATGTCCCCATTGTGATGGAGTAGTACCCGGCCGATGACCGGTTTTCCATGCGGCTACACCTCTATTATAAACCTGACGAAGAACGCCTAATGGCATGCCAGTTTTTTCTGCTTTCTTTTTTAAAGAAGCTGTCGCATCTTCTGCAATATATGCTTTAAAATTAATCATCGCCATACATCTTTCTATATTTTATGGTGTGTTTAGATAATCTTGTTTTTGCTTTTGCATCACCAGGCGCAGGCTTATATGCCTTTGGATCACTATCAGACATTTTTGCCTGTTTTTTAAACTGCCTATCTCTTGCAATTTTCTGTGCTTTCTTTAGGCCTCTATGATAATTAGCCGGCTGAGAACCTGGCCTATCTTTAATGTCACTATCTTGTGCTTCTGTTGTTTCACCTGGAGTTATTTTCTTAGCTTTTCTAGTTGATTCGGGCGTACCCCAATCAGGTTTATCCGCATACATTGATGCTTCATTAGTAATATCTGAATCTATCTTAGACACATCATCAAGCCAGCATCTCCACGTTTCATTTTTTGACTCTACTATAAGATAGTTTGTGCCAAGGTATTTTATATTGCCTACAATACCCTTTTTAGTTAGTACAACTTTTTCACCTTCTTCAAAAATATTATCTCTAAGATAAGCTTCACGTAAATCAGAGACGGGCTCTAATTGAATATGATTTTTAAATTGTTTTTCTTCTTTTAGTCCTAGCCCAGACCTTACGTCATTAAATAAGCGTTTGGCATTAGCATTTGACATATTAGATGGAAGGCTTCTGGTAAACGCTGTAAAATCATTGGCTACTGCGTATTCTCTTTGTTTAGTTCCGGAAGCACCTTCTGCTCCATCAGCATCGGGGTCTCTTTCACCTGCAGATATAATTTTTATACCACCTTCAAAATTATAAAATCCGTGATCACCTTTTTTTCCATTATACTTGTTTAAACGTATATCATATTGCGTAATGCGATCTGAACCTGCAATCATAACTACCTTTTTATAACCTTGATCATATAAAAATGACAAAGCATGAAAGGGCGTTTTAACCTTATTATTTAAAATAATAGACCGGGCGTGCTTCGGAAACATTTTTCTAACGTGTTTTACTTTATCTTTATATTGCAACGGATTTTTTTTCTTGTCATTAGATTGTGACAAAAATATTCTATAAGGATATCTCCGTGCTTTATTAGCTAAAGTATCTAGTAACTTACCATGACCAATAGTAGGTGGATTCATTCTACCAAAGGTAAAATAAACTACATTTTCTTCTTCAACAAGAAACTGACTAAAACGATTTATCATATTACCCGCGTTTTCT